TGCACGACGTCAGCGCCGTCACCTCGGTCGGCGGGCTCGCCTCACAGATCCGCACCAACCGCCCCGACATCGTGTTCATCGACGGCATCTACCAGATGATCGATGACACCCGTGAGTGGACGTCCGAGGCGATGGCGCTGACTGCCGTCAGCCGTGGCTTGAAGCGCCTCGCCGCCACCGAGGGGCTCCCCATCGTCGGCACCACCCAGGCGCTGCTGTCGAGGCTCAGGGGACGCAAGGGCATGGACATGGGCAGCATCGGCTACACCTCAGCGTTCGCCCAGGACGCCAACATCCTGCTCGGCATCGACCGCCCCGACATGCAGGCCAACGACATCATCCTCAAAGTGATCGGCGCCCGCACGATGGCCGGGACCGCCGTCAACGTCACCGTCGACCTGACCACCGGGACGCTCTACGAGGCTGGCGAGGTCAGCGTCTCGGGTAGCGATGGCGACTCCGGCTACGACTGAGCAGGTGCTGCGCAGCCTCGGCGTGCGCATCACCCGGATCGGCCCGCAGATCCGTGGCCACTGCCCCGTGCACCGGATCTCCACCGGCCACGAGGACGGCCACCCCTCGTGGGGGATCAACGCCGTCACCGGAGCCTGGCTGTGCTTCTCGTGCCACGAGAGCGGCTCGCTCCCCCGCCTGGTCGAGATCCTCGGCGGAGACATCGACGGCATCGGCTCTCTGATCCTCGGAAACGCTGTTTCTGTGGCCCTGGGCGAGGCTGAGCCATCCGGCGACGCAGAGACACCGCTCGAACCGTCAGCGGACACGTACGTATCGGCCTACGCCTTCGGCAAGAACCCCCTGCCGCCCGAGCGGATCGCCGCCGACCGTGACATCGACCAGACCACCTGCCGAGACCTGAACATCCGCTGGGACTCCGAGGGACGGTGCTGGCTGCTGCCGATCTACGCCTTCCAGGGAGCGCTGCTCGGGTGGCAGGAGAAGAGCACCGGCTACTTCAACAACTTCCCCAAGGGGGTGATGAAGCGGGGCGCCTTGTTCGGGTTCCAGAACCTCACCGGCACGGTGCCGATCATCGTGGTCGAGTCACCGCTCGACGCCGCCCGCTTCTACCACTACGGGTACGAGGCTGTCGCCGTGTTCGGATCGTTCGTCTCCGACGAGCAGGTCGAGGCGCTGTCCAACGTCGACATCCGACAGCGGGCCACGGTCATCCTCGCCTTCGACAACGACCCCGCCGGGCACAGCGCCGCCTACTGGTCCACTAAGCAGTTCCTCCAACGTGGTGTCGAGGTGCGCTACTTCCGCTACCCACCCCATCGCCTCGGGCTCCGTGACGACCCCGGTGACATCGATACCGTCGACCTCCACCGTGGCGTGCGCCTGTCGTCGCCGATCATGCCTCCCGCCATCCGAGCCATCGCTGAGGGTCACTCGACCCCCTCTCCGGGGTACCGTCGGACACCAAGGCGTAAGGGCATTGTTGGATATCGTTGAAAGATCTGCTATACTGATGTACGTGACCACCACCACTCAGGTTCCGAACGTCAAGTACATCAAGCGGCCCAAGCCCGAGCCACGCCTGTTCGCATGCGAGTTGTGCGACACCCACATCAAGCTCTACGTCGAGCCCGTCGAGGTGCTCCACCGCTGCCTCCGCACGAGGGCGACCCGTCGCCTGGTCGAGCGCCCGCTCGGCTGGAAGCGCACCGCATGAATACCGCTGGCGGTATTTAGTGATCCACGGCGTCACGCTCCGGCCCTACCAAGTAGAGGCCGTCGAGCTGATGCGTAGCCGTGGGCGTGCACTGCTGTCGCTGTGCATGGGTGCGGGCAAGACCGTCACCTCGCTCGCTGCCGTCGAGGATCTGATCGCCGACGGAGTAGTAACTCGTGGGCTCGTGATCGTGCCCGCCTCGTTGAAGTACCAGTGGCAGCGAGAGATCAAGCGCTACACCGGACGCTCTGCGTTGGTCATCGACGGCAGCAAGGCGCAACGCCAGAAGCTCTACCGCTACGTGCCGACGATGACGTACACGATCGTCAACTACGAGACGATCCTCGCCGATTGGAAGTACTGGCGGGACGCCGACTTCGACTTCTTGATCATCGATGAGATCAGCTACTGCAAGAACCCGACGGCCAAGCGCACCAAGTACGTGCGCTTCATGTCGAAGCGTTGCGACGTGGTCTACGGACTGACTGGACAGCCGGTCGAGAACCGTGCCGAGGAGTTGTTCTCGATCATGCAGATCGTTGACCCCACTGTGCTCGGTGACCACCGCACGTTCGATCGCACGTTCATCGTGCGTGACCACTGGGGCAAGCCAGTTAGGTACCGCAACTTGAAGACGTTGCGTGCTGCGTTGGTCGACGTGATGTACCGCAAGCGACGTGAGGACATCGCCGATCAGTTCCCTCGCCTCGTCAGCACCGTGCTCCCGTTCGAGCTGTCGCCGAAGGAGGCCAAGCTCTACCGCTTCGTCGTCAGCTACACGATCTCGGTACTGGAGGAGGCGATGCAGACGTACGGCCCTGGCTTCTCCGTCGACCACCACTATGGCGCCGCTACCTCGGCCGCCGAGATCGAGGTGCGGGGCAAGATCATGTCCGGGCTGCTGATGCTGCGCTGGATCGCCGACGACCACAACCTGATCCGTGACTCGGCTGTGTTGTACGCCGAGAAGAAGCGCAAGATCGATGCGCTGCTGCGTGAAGACCCCGAGGCCAAGATCCCCAAGGCGCTCGCCGCCGAGCCCGGCTCCGAGCTGGCGTACGTACTCGTGACCGGCGACCATCTCGTCGGGCTGCCCGAGGTGTCAACCAAACGTCAACTGTTCGTGGAGCAGCTCGCCGCCATCCTCGAAGAGGATCCGACGAACAAGGTCGTCGCCTTCTCGACGTTCAAGGGGATGATCCGTCGGCTGATGGACGACACCGCCGAGCTGACCAAGAGCGTGCCGTTCACCGGGGACATGAACGCATGGCAGAAGCAGGCGGCGATGGCCACGTTCAAGGACGACCCCGAGTGCCGACTGTTCCTCAGCTCGGACGCCGGGGGCTACGGCGTCGACCTGCCCGAGGGCAACTACCTCTACTCGATCGACCTGCCGTGGTCGACCGGCGCCTTCGAGCAGCGGGAGGCACGGATCATCCGCATCAGCTCCGAGTGGGAGCACGTCACCCTCGTCAGCCTCCAGGCCGAGGGCACCATCGACCAGCGGATCTACGAGATGATCAACGCCAAGCACGGGGTGTCGGCCGCCTTCATCGACGGCAAGTTCGACAGCCAGGGCATCCACACCCCGACCCTCGGCAGCCTGACCCAGTTCCTCATGGACCACAGCTAAATCGCAGATCTGCGATTTGGGCACGACCTTGCATTACACGGGTGTAATTGCTACCTTGCCGCCATGCAGCAACGCTTCCAGGCCACCAACGACGTCACCCCCGAGGGCAACCCGGACGGAGGATCGGTGCAGGGCACCGGCATCCAGATCCGGTGGCAGCGTGGTCCGATCGGCCGTGGTGAGGAGCGCCAGGAGCCCAACGGTGCGTTCGTGGAGGACGTCATCGCCATCGCCAAGCAGCGCATCGAGCACTACCAGGAGAGCAGGTTCGCCTGCGACGAGAACGCCCTCGCCATCGCTCATCTGGATGCGGCACTGCTCGTGCTGCACGAGCGCACCGCCAAGCGTGAGGAGCGTGGGGTCGAGGGCACCTGGGGCGTCTGATGCCCACCCGCATCCGCCCCAACCCGAAGCGTGAGCTGACCGCCAAGGCGTTGCCCGACTACCTGTCGATGTACCTCGCCGAGAAGAAGATCTGCGACGAGCTGGAGAAGAAGCTCGCCGGGATGAAGGCGACGATGATGGCCTTCCTCGATGCCCACGGCACCGAGAACATCAACGGTCACAAGGTCATCGTGGTCGACGGTGTCGGCACCATCACACGACAGCGCAGCGTCTCCCGTGCGCTCGATGAGGACGCCGCCGAGGAGTGGCTGACCGAGCACGGCAAGCGTGACGAGGTGATCCACGAGGTCACCATCGAGGAGTTCAACGAGGACGACTTCTACCGGGTGCTGTTCGAGGAGAAGGTGCCGCAGGACGTGGCCGACGGGTTCACTGTTGCCCACGAGAAGTACTCATTCATTGCGAGGTCACAGTGAGCAGGTTCGAGGCATCAGTACGTCAGGTCGACTTCGGTCGGGAGATCGAGATCGGTGTCACCGACACCGAGAACCCGTCGAGGCACATGGTCATCCGTGTGCCCGAGATCCACGTCGATGACGTCGCCGAGATGCTGCAGGCTCTGCTCGATCAGATCAACCTGCACCGCAAAGGGGAAGACCCCGACGAGATCAAGGCGCCGTCGTTCGACCGCCTCGTCGCAGCGTTCGAGGAAGAGGTAGCGAGTGCGAAAGGTGATCGTGCGACCTGAGATCGTGCACCAGCTCAAAGAGTTCCGCAACGGCATCGTCACCACGAAGTGTGGGCTGGAGGGCAAGGCCATCGAGATCCCACACTCGTCGTGGTTCGCCGACATCACCTGTGATGCGTGCAACCCGTGAAGGCCGACAGCACCAAGCTCAACGCCGTGTTCGGTGACGTCGTGTCGGACCTCGACCACGTTTCGAATTGGCGCAAACCGAAGACCCCCCCTTCGGAATTGGTGCGTTGGGATCGCAACCCGGTGGTCGGCGAGCGCAAGGGCATGCGGTTCGAGTTCTTCACCATCGGTGCGCTCGCCGAGGCGCTCGGTCGCAAGACCGTGACCATCAGATCGTGGGAGGACAAGAAGATCTTCCCCAAGGCGGAGTACCGGGAGAAGCCACCGCCCAAGGCCAAGCTGCCCGACAAGGTGAGCAAGGGCCGACGCCTGTACACACGCCAGCAGATCGAGGCGGCAGTCGCCGCCGCCAAAGCGTCCGGGGTATACGATCCCTCGAACGCCGCCACCGCCAACTGGGCCGAGTTCACACGCCTTGTGTGGGCCGCCTGGACAGCGTTGCGGAACCAGCCCATCTGACAATGGAGCACTCAACATGGTGAACATCATCCGGCCGGGGGCGAAGAAGGCTGCCCCGGCGAAGAAGGCAATGCCCGCCAAGAAGACAGCGGCACGGCCACGCTACGACGACGATGACGACGACGATGCTCCGGCACGTCGGCCCGCCAAGTCAGCAGCCAACGCAGCACCCACACCTCACGTACGTGGTGGTGACCGTGAGGCCGATGAGGTGTTCGCCGGAGGTGACTTCGCCAAGAACCTGTTGTTGAAGGACGGACAGACCGAGGTCATCCGCTTCCTCGAAGACGGGCCGTACGGCTCGTTCCGCATCCACTGGTTGGAGCGCAAGGGACGACGCTCGTACCCGTGCATCGGTGACGTGCGCAAGGACGAACAGAACAACGGCTGCCCGTTCTGTGCCTACGGCATGGAGTGGAAGCCCGAGGCCCGCTACAACGTCGCCTGTCTCACGGAAGAGACGCCGCTCGTGCTGTCGCTCAACGTCGGCAAGCGGGTGCGCAAGAAGATCATCAGCCACGGCGAGAGCAACCACGGCCCGCTGAGCCGGAAGTTCTACTTCTACACACGCACCGGTACGAAGTTCGACACCGAGTACACGTTCGAGGTGGCACGTACCACCAACGACATCGCCGAAGAGTTCCCGAAGCTGTACGTCCCATCGCAGGAGGAGCTTGACGAGCTGATCCGCTTCACCTCGGACCAGGCGAGCAAGGAGTTCGTCTCGGCCGTGGAGATGCGCAAGATCGCCAAGGAACTGATGACTGATGATCCCGACGACGTGTAGTCGTGCTTGTCACGAACGCCGCCGAGTTACGTGAACTAGTACGGGAGTACCAACGGCGGGACGCCTTCGTCTTCGACCTGGAGACGATGTACGTTCCGAGTGACGGCGAGCGTGCCGAAGCAGAACGGCTGCGCTCGCTGTCACCGGCAGCACGCAACGTCGATGAGAAGGCGTGGCTCGCCGAGTACGACATGAAGGCGACGGATGAGCGCCACAACGAGGTGATCTGGTTCGGGCTCGCCACGCTCGGGCGCAGTGACTCCGTCGCCTGCGGCCACCCGCACGGGGTGATGACCAAGCCCGCACGCATCGAGAAGATCCCCGTCGCACAGCTCTACGGGATCGATGACCCACGAGCACAGACCAAGGGCGGCAGGCTGTCGCTCGCCAGCGTGCCCCGCTCGATGCCCGCCGAGTTCGGCCCGCCACCACCGCAGCTCGACGTGCTGGAGGCGTGCGACATCCTGCGGCCGCTGATGTACAGCGAGCGCCGCAAGATCAACCAGAACCTCCGCTTCGACGTCACGTCGTTGATCAAGTACTACGACGAGCTGGTGCCCGGGCCGTGGGGTGAGCTGCAGGTGGCGCTGCACATCCTCGATGAGAACGGGTTCATGGGCTGGGACTTGGAGAACTTCGTGTTCACCAAGCTCGGTCACCGCTACAACAAGCTCGGCAAGAAGGGTGTCACCAACTTCTCGTTCAACGACGCCGCTCGCTACGCCGAGCAGGACGCCCGCTTCACCTGGCTGCTGTGGACTGAGGCCGAGCGTCGCCTGCGTGCCGACCCGGTGATGTGGGAGCTGTTCGAGTTCGAGATGGAGGTGGCGCAGTCGCTGCGCCAGCAGGAGGTCCACGGAATCCGTGTCGACACCTCCGAGATGGCACGGCTGCGGGCCGAGCACGAGGCGATCGCCAAGCACAAGCTGGAGCAGCTGATCACCGACTTCGGTGCGCCGCCGAGCTTCAACCCCAACAGCTCGGCGCAGAAAGTGAAGCTG